AAAGTACGAGGTAAACACGAAATCACGCAAACGAGACAAAGTTTACGCTAGGTTTGTTATCAGTAGATACCTAAGAAACAAAGGCTGGAGTCTATGTAAAATAGGAGAGGCATTGAATAGAGACCATTCAAATATTATTTACGGTTTAAAACAGTTTGAACTTTTAAAAAAAGAAATGGATTTTAAGCATATTTATTCCGTTATTTTGAGAGACCTAGAAGAAACTGAATTGACTATTGAAAATCCTTGTATTTTAGATATTGAAGAGCGAGTTTTAAAGTGTGAAAACTACTTTCAAATGCGATTATTACAAGAAGAATTAATAAAAAAATACAATTAATTAGTTTGATTAGTTAATAAGTATTATATTTGTAAACAATTTAAAACCAAAACAAAATGAAAAACGTAGAAAAATTTGAAGACGCAATTCCACGAGTGAATGGAATTTATTACAAGCTACATTTAGCTAAACAAGCAATTGGCAAAATCAACAAGTCAGCTGACAATCCTTTTTTTAAATCTAAATATGCTGATTTAAACACTATTTTAGATGTAGTTGAACCGATACTACATAAATACAATTTATTGCTATTACAACCTATCGCAAATGGATGTGTGCAAAGCATAGTGATTGACATCGAAACGGGTGAGGAGTTTATTTCTGAAATCAAACTACCTGAGATTAATGACCCTCAAAAATTAGGCGGATGTATTTCTTACTTTAGACGTTACTCCGTTCAATCATTGCTTTCTTTAAGTATGCAAGACGATGACGCTAACGATGTTACAAAGCACGTTAACAAGAAACCTACTATGCCACAAGAAAGATTTGAAAACGGACTTGCAAAGGTGGACACTGGAGAGATAACAAAGGAGCAATTCTTAAAGCCATTGAGCCAATTTGAATTAACGGAAGTACAAAAAGCAGTAATCTCATTATTATAAATTAAAACAAAATGGAAAAAGAAATTTTATTTAGATGTTCATCACTTGGGAAGTTGATGACTGACGCAAGAACAAAATCAGAAGTTTTATCTGAAACTGCAAAAACATACATTCAAGATGTATTCAAAGAAAAAGAATTAGGTATCTATAAGGACTTTTCAAGTAGATATACTGACAAAGGTATACAAATGGAAGACCAAGCAATTCAATTCGCTTCTGAAGTATTAAGTTGGGAGTTCGTAGTTAAGAACGAAACGAGATTTAATAACGAATGGTTAACGGGTGAGCCTGACATTTGCAGCGACAATCTTTTAGCTGATATTAAATGCTCCTGGAATGGTAGTACGTTTCCGATGTTTGATTCTACTTTAAAGAATAAAGATTACTATTGGCAAATGCAAGGGTATATGATGCTAACGGGACACGATACTAGTGAATTGGTTTATTGTCTTATGAATACTCCGTTTGAAATAGTTGAAGATGAGGTAAGACGTGAACATTGGAAACTTCACTTGATTGATGAGGATTTAGATGTTAGAAATGCAGTTCAGCTTTCACACAACTTTGACCAAATACCGAATGAGTTAAGGATTAAAAGATTTATTGTGCAAAAAGACGAAGAAGCACAAGCAAAGATAATTGAACGGGTCAAAGAGGCGCGTCAATATTACGAACAATTAAAAACAATTTTATCATGAGTTCATTAATTAATTTCAGCATCAAGAATGCACAAGGAACGTACGATAAGTACACTATGAGCATTAACGAAAAACAAGATGACTACGGAAATAACGCAAGTATCTTCGTAGCGCAGTCGAAAGAAGACCGAGAGTCGAAAATGCCTAAAAAATATGTAGGTAACGGAAAGGTAGCGTGGACTGATGGAAAGATTGTCAAAGCGGAGTACGTTGAAAGAACGGAAGCAAAGCCTACGGGAATGAGTATGCAAAGTTCAAATAGTACTGATTTACCATTTTAATAAATTGAGGGTGTAAAAGCCCTCTTATTTAAAACCAACAACTATGAAAATAACAATTGAATACGATGACCAAGAAGATGCTAAACTAGCCATGGAGGCTTTTGATTGGAAACATACAGTAATGCAGCTAGACCAATTATTAAGGTACACAACCAAGCATGGAATGTATCAAGATAGGGAAGCTACAACCGATGAATCAGACATGGCTTACTATCTCAGAGAGCAAATAAGAGAATTTGTAAACGATAATAACCTGGTGCTATGAAAACTTATTACAAAGTGTTTTACTACCGAGAGAATCAACCTGCTTTTTGGATTGGTAATGCAAACAGTAAAGAAGATGCAGTTAAAAAGGCGGACATACTTCCCGACTTGGTTTACGATGTATGGCTTTTAGATGAATGGGAGGATGAATGCGATTCGAGAAGAGGTATTTATTCAAAAAAGTTTATTAAGAAAAGCAACCTTTAGTTAAAAATTACGTTATATTTGTACACGTTCCCTTCTGACATTATAGGAACTTAAGAAATTATTGCCCTTTTTAATGAAGTTGAAGTCAGAAGCAACGGATTTAATTAGGGCTTTTTTATTTTATAAAATTATGGCAGAGGATAAAAAAGGATTTTTGCTTTATGCAGATTATGAAGAATTATTTGAAGAGTTACCTGATGAGATAGCGGGTAAATTAATTAAACACATTTTGAAATATGTAAATGATAAGAATCCAATAACTGAAGATACACTTGTTAAAGTTTCTTTTATACCAATTAAAAGACAATTAAAAAGAGATTTAGAAAAGTACGAAGGTAAGCGTGAACAATGGTCTGAAGCTGGAAAGAAAAGTGCTGAATCAAGACGTTTAAAGAAAGAACAAACTTTAACGGATTTAACGAACGTTGATTCCGTTGCAACGGATTTAACTGTTAATGTTAATGATAATGTAAATGTTAATGCTATACGAATACCTACTATTGAAGATTTTATAGCTTATGCTTTATTTAACAAACCAAATGTTGATACAAATGAAGTTAGACTAAAATACCAATCTTGGTTAGTAAATGATTGGTGTGTTAATCGCAATGGTAAAATTCAACAAATTAAGAATTGGAAATCTACCTTACTAAATACTTTACCATTTTTTAAAGAAGTTATCATAAACAAAAAAAGCATAGAACAACTTCAATATGAAAATGTAATGAAACAACTTGAAGCAAACAAATGATACTACAAAACGGACATAGCACCCAATACTTACAAGATTTTAAGGATGGTAAAATTTCTAAGGGATTAGGTATTGGATGCACTTTAGACGATTACCTTAGATTTAAACGTAAACAACTAAACATAGTTTTAGGACATGATAATGTAGGTAAGTCATATTTTATGGAATGGTACTTCCTGGCGTTAGCTACTACTCACGATTTGAAATTTACTATTTGGATGGGTGAGAATTCAAGCGGTCAAGTAATGAGGGATTTAATACAAATGTATTCGGGTAAAAAATTCCAAGATTTAACATATAACGAAATAAAAAAACACGAATCGTTTATAGAGTATTATTTTACTTTTGTTTCTAACAATAAACTCTACAAACCAAAAGAAATGTTAGATATAATCGGCAGCACTAATTCAGATGTTGGATTTATAGACCCATTTACGGGATTGGATAGAGGTATGCAGCACTCGGATAATTACGAATTTCTCAACGAAACGAGACAATTTTGCAATCAATCAGGGAAGACTTTGTATATTTCAACACATCCAAACTCGGAAAGCGGTAGAAGTGGAATGTTATACCCACAAGAGCATCATTGGTTTGGGCATTTAAAGCCACCATTGAAAGCGCATATTGAAGGAGGTAAACCATTCTTAAACCGATGTGATGACATGATTGTGATTCATCGATTGGTTAAGCATCCCGATATGAAGTTTCAAACTATGATAGAAGTTGAAAAAATCAAAGACCGAGATACTGGAGGTCAACAAACTGAACTTGGCAATCCTTTACTATTTGATTTCAATAATGGATTAGGTTTTAAAATTGGAGGAGTTGACGCTATCAAAAGACGAAGCAATCCAATGTCAAATGAGTTACAAACTTTTTATAGAATAAAAGAATGAAAACAGTAAACAGTATATCGGGTGGTAAAACATCAGCATACATTGCAGCAAATTATCCAGCGGATTATAACGTTTTTTCTTTAGTTAGAACTGACGATTTAAAATGTTTATTTCCTGACGCTAAAATCAGACAAATCGTATCTGATAAGATTGGTAAAGAATTTATAGGAACATTAGAAGAAGACGCAATAATTTACACAATGTTAGACCTTGAGCAATTTATAGGTCAGAAAATTGATTGGGTTAGTGGTAAAACATTTGATGAAGTAATCATGAGAAATAATGGTGGTAAATCAAAAATTTACTTACCAAATGTTACTCAAAGATTTTGCACAACTGAAATGAAACTACAACCTTTATTTGATTGGTGGAAAGAAAATTTTAATGAACCAGTTGAAATGAGAATAGGTTTTAGGGCTAACGAAATGAGAAGGGCTAAAACAATGATAGAAAAGTTAAATAAAAACGGAATATTAACTTTTAAATCTATTGTAGGACAATCTAAAAACGGAAGAAATAAATGGAAAGAAATAGAATGGCAAAAACCATCTTTTCCGCTAATTAATGATTCAATTTTTAAAGATACTATTGAAGAATTTTGGAAAGGTAAACCAATTAGATTTGCTTGGATGAATAATTGTGTAGGATGTTTTCATCGAAATGAAATACTTTTAAAACTAATGTCAGAAAAGCACCCTAATAAATTTGATTGGTTTATAGATGCAGAAAATAAAAATGCGGAATTTGGTAAACGTACTTTTAAAAATGGAATGAGTTATGAAAAAATTAAGAATTGGAAAACACAATTAAATCTATTTGAAGAAGATTTTAATGAATGTGATTCAGGATATTGTGGATTATAAAAATGTACTATGAAATCAACTGATATACTAATCGCAAGACTAAACATAAAGATAAGCATCAACCGATTGCTTTTTAGAATGAAATTAGCCAATCTAAGCGAAGAAAAAGTAAAAGCAATAGAAAGAGAAGCAAATGACCTCAACGATGCTTTAAAAGTCTTTAAAATGCTTGAGGAAGATAATGCTACTTTTGAGCGAGTGAATAGCAGTTTACGATTGGAAATATTATATTTGAAGCAAGAGTTAAATAAACAACAAGAGGAAACAATAGAATTATGAAAAAAGAACATAAATTCCCGTACAACTGGACCTTAAAAGATGCAGTTTTTACAAAAGATAAAGGCAAAGTATTTAGTTGTTTTGCTTGTGGAGGTGGCTCAACAATGGGCTATAAACTTGCAGGATTTGACGTGTTGGGCTGTAACGAAATAGACCCGAAAATGATTGAAGCATACAAAACTAATCACAAACCAAAATATGCATACCTTGAACCCATACAAACATTTAAAACCCGCAAAGACTTACCTAGCGAATTGTACAATTTGGATATTCTCGATGGCTCTCCACCTTGTTCATCCTTTAGTATGGCTGGAAATCGTGAAAAAGATTGGGGAAAAGAAAAAGTTTTTAGAGAAGGTCAAGCCGAACAAATACTAGATACTTTATTTTTTGATTTTATAGACCTTGCAAAAGAATTACAACCTAAAGTAGTGGTGGCTGAAAATGTGAAAGGTTTATTAATGGGAGAAGCTAAACAATATGTAATTGAAATATACAAAGCCTTTGACAAGGCGGGTTACTATTGTCAGCATTTTTTATTGGATGCTTCTAAAATGGGAGTTCCACAACGTAGAGAAAGAGTATTTTTTATTTGTTTGCGTAAAGATTTAGCTAGTCAGTTTTTACACATGGAAGATATGTTTACAGAAGTTCCAAAGATTGAAATGGAGTTTAATGAGAAAGAAATACCATTTAAAGAAATTGATACAGATATAAAAGAAAAGGATGTTAATAGATTTAGCCCTATGTTATTAAAACATTGGGATATATGGGAAATTGGTAAATCATACTCAGATGTTAATCATCCATCATATTCTGGTTTTGGTTATATAAAAGCAAATCCTAATAAAGTTATTAATACAATTTTAGCTCATCCAGAAAGCGGCGTTTATCACTATAAATATAAAAGGCAATTAAATAATATTGAATATAAATTAGCTGGTACATATCCACAAGATTATAATTTTTTATTAAACAAAGAAAAATATTTAATCGGTATGTCAGTTCCACCTGTAATGACTGCGCAAGTAGCAAGTAATATTTATGAGCAATGGTTAAGTAAATTATGAAGAAATGTAAATCATGCTCAGAACCATTTGAGCCAAAGCAAAAGTTTAATTCAACAATTAAAACTAATCGTTGCGATGTATGTTTGAAAACTGCACAAGCATTGAAGAATCTATCTGCTATCAAAAAGGAGAAGAAGATTAAGCAAAAGGAGGATTTGTTAACGCTGCAAGACTATTTAAAGTTAACGCAGCAAGTTTTTAATTCTTGGATAAGGAAACGAGATAAAGGATTGAATTGTATTTCATGTAACAAGCCATGCAAGAAAGAGAATGCTGGACATTATTTTAGTTCGGGAGGACATGCCAACGTAAGATTTGACGAAGACAATGTGCATTTACAATGTGAATATTGTAATACATTTTTGCATGGAAATCTAATCGAATACGGAATCAACCTGGAGAAAAAAATAGGAAAAGACGAATTCATAGTTTTGCGTGAAAAAGCATATGAAACAAGAAAATTCACGAAGATTGAATTAAAAGAATTACTTTTGAAATATAAACAAAAACTAAAGGAATGAAAGATACGCACTATGATAACACGAACGGAAGCCTTTACCTATTCGCTAGTCAACACGAACTAAACGCTTATGAATTTGACGTGATTAAACGAATAGTAAGATGTAGGAAGAAAGGACAGTTCAGAGACGATTTAGAGAAGAGCATTAGAGTTATAGAGTTATATTTAAAAGAAACCGAATGAAACAAACAGCAGTAGAATACTTAGTAGGTTTATTAGAAACTCAAAAATTTATAACTAAATCACAAATATTTATATCTCAAGAAATGGAGAAGCAGCAAATAATAAAAGCAGTCTATGATTCAATGGGAACAAACTTTGACCCTAACATCGGAAGAGCAGAACAATACTATAATGAAACCTATAAAAACACGAAAGAATGAGAAATCTAATCTACATTTTAATAATAAATTTACTTTATAAAGGCATTGATTAGAATTTAATCATATATTTGACAAAAAAAACGTCATGGAGTATTTAATTATTGTCGCTTTTGCTTGGTGGTTTGTAGAATTCGAACCGATTCAGTTTGTAATAGATTGGATTTTTGACCATTTACCGATTAACTTTTTAACAAATTGGGTTTATTCGGGATTAGGTTGTTTTAAATGCATCGGATTTTGGAGCGGACTAATCTACTCAGGTAGTTTTACCTTTGCTTGTATCACTTCTTTATCAACTTACATTCTTTCGTTATGTTTGAACAAGATGAACTAGACTATATTGAATCAATCAAATTAGCTGATTCAACTATTCAGACTTCAAAAGTATCATGTAAAAAATTAGATGCTATTTATGCCCGAGTAAACGGAATCAAAAGCAAGGATTGTTTCTGCTCAATGGTTAGGCGGAAGATATTTATTAAGGACTTTTTTATATGGTATGAAGGACTCACTCGATAAATACCTAACAAACCACTACATTGATGTAAAGAAGTACACGATGTATCTATTGAATCGTATCAACCTACGCATTGAAGCCGACACCGTAATTTCAAACGCTTATCTGAACTGTCTAAAAAACGAATCAAAATTCAAATACGGTAATGTTAAAGATTTTCTATTTCATTTTATAAAATGCGAGTTATTGTTTAGGGATACTGAAAGCAAAATAGAGATTGTTAATAGCGTAGAAAATGAATTTCCGATTGAAGAAGCTGAAGACGAAATAAAGGACAAGATACTTTTCGAGTTAAACTACCAGGAGCAGAAATCAGTAATTGAAATATATCGTAATACGGTAGACGATAGAATCAAGTTAATATTCTTTGAGACCTACCACGATAAAGGGTATAATACTACCCGCAGCATTGCAGAACATTTCAATATTTCGGTATTTACTGCTCATGCTATGATTACTGAAATGAAGAATGACCTGAGACAATTAAAACACGAACTAAAAAAAGACCATTATGAGTAGATGGATAGCGTTAAGTACGTTTATTCTAGCAATTGGAATGAGTGTAATGATTTGGAATAGCCACGAATACCAAAATAAATTTATAGCTGCGACTATTTTTAGCTATTTAATGTTTTTAATCACAAACGAATATGAGAAAAATGAAGATAAAAGAGGAGTTTAAAGGAAAAACTGTTATAATTTATAATAGTGTTTTAGGAAATCAAAGTGTACTAATCGACAAGATACTACCGAAGCAATATGAATGGTATTTTAAAAACGGATTGAAGCATATTTTTGAAGCTGATGAGGTTGAAGAGATTATTGAAGAAGAAGTGACTGAAGAAGTAATTGAAGAAGTTATCGTTCCTAGAAAAACACGAACTAAAAAGAAATGAATTTCGACTTAATGATTGCTACGGTAAAGGAATACATATACCAACATAAGGGAGTAGTCATAGAAATGAATTCTAACTTCATCAAATCGGATGTAAGACAAATACAACTACTTTTTCAAGCGTTCAACTACATTCAAAGTGTCAAAGGATAAATACTATATCGCAGTAATAAATCAAGAACTACATTCAAGGGAATGGAAGAGATTGAAAGAATGCTTGAAAGCGACTGAGTCATCTTACTGCGTATTTTATTTAGACAATAAGAAAATAGAATTCAACGAAGTACCTAGAGAAGTATTTCAAGAAATGTGCTATCAAGAAAACTAGAAAAAAACGAATCATGGGAAAACATAAATACATAGAGACACCAGAGAAATTATATCAACTATTCGAAGAGTACAAGAGTAGCTTAAAACCAAGAGAGATTCAGAAAGCAACTGCAACGGGAGTAAAGTCAGAGTTTCACATTCCTCCGTATACAATGGAAGGCTTTGAGAATTACTGCGAAGAGAAAATAGGATGCGTTCACCAATATTTCAATAATCAAGATAATGCGTATAAAGAATATCTGACTATCTGCTCACGCATAAAGAGAATCATTCGTCAAGACCAAATCGAGGGCGGTATGGTTGGACAATTCAATCCAAGTATTACACAAAGATTAAATTCGTTAACTGAGAAAACTGACGTAACAAGTCAAGGTGAAAAGATAAACGAAATTAAAGTTACTATCGTAAGTGGAAATCAAAGCAACTAAAATCTTTGAGCAGAATTTTACTGCGCTTTCTGATTCGTCTACTCGTTTCATAATCAATCAAGGCGGCTCACGTTCAAGTAAGACCTATTCGCTTTGCCAGGTTATAATCGTCTATTGCTTACAAAATCCTAACAAGGTAGTGAGTATAGTTAGGAAGACTTTTCCTGCTTTGAGGGCAACAGTCATGCGAGACTTTTTTGAGATTATGAAAGACTTGGGAATCTATGACGTAGCTAACCACAATAAGAGCGAGAATATTTATCGGTTTGGCAATGGCTCAATCGTTGAATTCTTTTCGGTAGATGACGAGCAGAAGATAAGAGGAAGAAAGCGTGACATCGGTTGGTGTAACGAAGCGAATGAGTTATGGTTTGAGGATTTTCAGCAGTTAAATATGAGGACTGAATCCACAATGATATTCGACTACAATCCATCTGACAGTTCTTCCTGGCTTTACGAACTACCCGAAGATGAAAGCGTATTAATCAAGTCAACGTACAAAGACAATCCATTCCTTCCCGAATCAATCAAGCGACAAATCGAAGACCTTAAAAGAACGGATGAAGCACTATACCAAATCTATGCGCTAGGTGAGAAGACGATAAGCAAAACAAACATCTATTCGAATTGGCAGTTTGTGAAAGAGAAGCCCTCCAGGTTTGAATCGTTTTGTTATGGGCTTGACTTTGGTTATAATCACCCGACTGCATTAATGAAAGTCTATTGGAATGAGAAGGACATATTTGTTGAATCGGTTATCTATGAATCGTACTTGACTACTACGATGTTGATTGAGCGCATGAATGAATTAGGCATAGACAAAAATGCTGATATACTAGGAGACCATTCAAGACCTGAGATAATAGCAGAAATTCAGATAGCAGGATATAACATAAACAATGCAACTAAGGGAGTAAAGAAAGGAATCGATAACATCAAAACATTCGGGGTTTACTGCCTTGACAATCCGAATCTGAAACGTGAATACGAAAACTACAAATGGAAGAAGGTCGGTGATGCTATTACGGACGAGCCAATCAAGTTGTTTGACGATGCGATGGATGCGATTCAATATGCGGGTAGGTTTATAAAGGACAACTACTACACCGATGATAGTTACTTCAGCTTCTAAAACACGAATGAAATAAACACCATTATAAGATATGGCAATAACATTAATCGCAAAACCGTTTACTTTCTCACCCGCTTACAATGAGTTAAAGTACATCTACGATTCTACAAACAAGAATCAATTAGGCTTCAAATATATCTTTCAAGTACGTCAATATAGCGGCCCACAAATAGCTGAGTATCGAGTTCTTCCTTTGGTAACAAGTGGCTACGGTGAACAAGATTTATCGAAGCTACTAAGCAATAAAGTCTCTTATGACTTACCAAGTGGAACGATGTACAATGCAGCTAATTCGTTTTATGAATACGATGTAAGAATTGGTGAGGAGTATATTACGGGAGTTAACTATACCGCTTCACTAAGCAACAACGGTGGGAATGTTAAGGTAACAGTTACGCATTCGTTTGTAGTTGGTGACCAGGTGAGAATCGTTCAAGCGGATAACGGAGTAGCTAATCCACAACTTGAAGGTTTGTTCGTAGTTACTGCGATTACGGGAACAACTGACTTTACTGTTTCTGCATTATGGAGCGAGGTAACGGATGCGACTATAAACGGAAGCGTCTACTATGCCGACAATCGTAAGACTCAAACGTTAGCAGTTGTAACGGTATCAAGAGCGGTAGTGTTTAATGCTGCATTTAGTTGGTTAGATTGGATTGGTTATAACGAATCAAACTACAATTCTAATACTGCGACTGATTTGCTTTTAACTTCGATTCCGCAAACGGGATTCTATGCAACTCCTGAGCAAGACCTAATCGTAAACGTACCTAATCAATCGGTATCTACGGGCTTCATGTACTTTGAGAATAGCAACGGAAGTGTATTTAAAAAGGCGGTAAGTAATGCCAATGTAATTACAGCGGT